GCCGGCTCAGGCAGCGCAGTCAGCGCGCTTATGTGATGGTACTCGCGCGCAAGGTCAAGTTGATCCTCTATCGCCTCGTCCGTGTACTGTTGAGACGAACCAACTGGGTCGTTTATCAGCCCGCGTACCAGCGTGATAATGCTTGCCATTGCCGCGCGTGCCATCTTTCAGCTCCTGCCTTAGAACACGATCCAGTTGATGACGTCGTTTTGCGCCATGTTGTAGGTTGATGAGCCGTCGCCAACAGTCAGCACACCAGCCGCAACCGCAACAGCCGCGTCCGAAGTCGCAACCTTGCCGGAGCGGATAATCTGCACGATCCCATAAGCAGCGTTAGCCATGCCAGTGTTGATAACAGCCGCGTTCGCGCTTGCTTCGCCAGCTGTCACAGTGTGAGAGCCACCAACGGGGATTTTGCTTGCAAAGTCAATTCCAGAGATTGGTCCAGCCATTATTCACCTTCGATCCAAATGATATAGCCGTTGATCTTGCCAGCCGTGAGAGCTGCAGTACCAACGGTGACGGTGACGGCTTTAGCCGCTTCCAGCTTGATGGGAGTAGTGTCAACCGCCATTGGCAGCTGAGCCTTCGCGCCCAAACTTGCTTTTGCAGTCGCGGCCAACAGGTCGTTTGCGTTTACCAGGTGGATTGCCACAGTGGCAGAACCGTCCGAAGTGACAGCCGAAATAACGTCTACGTGCCCGTCAATCACAATCGCGTTGTCGGGAATAGTTACAGCCAACGGGTGTGCGGCGACGGTCTTGTTGCTTGCCGGAGTTGTGCCAGCGTCATTGACCGCCGTGTCGAACACGAACGGGGTAATGTGTAAACCGGCCAGCGACTTCAAAGACTGGAAGTTGTCGTCCGCGTCCTTGAGCCAGCCCGCGCCGGTAAGTGATTTGATTGCTGCCATAGAATTTATCCTTTCTTCTTGGCTTGTCTTCGCGCCTTTGGAGCTTCTACCACCTCAGGCTCAGGTTGGGGAGTAGCCGGTATCTCTACCGGCTTTTCCTCCACAACGGGTACATACCCAGCGGCGATATAACGCGGCGCTTCGAGAACGCTTACGTCAATCGTGATTCCGCAATTCGTCAGCTTCATCCGACTAAGCCTTGCAATGCAGGTAGATACCGTTGAGTTTGTTTGCGTACACAAACGCGTCATGGTACAAGCGATATTGCATAAGCCAGCCGTCGGTGGTCTGGTTTTGTTCCGGTGTGAACACCTTCAGGGAATCATGCTTTGCGACCTGGAGCACTGCGGTTGGGTGGATGATCATGAAGTTGATATCCTTGCCAGAGCCCTTAGAGTAGCCGCCAGCATCCACAGCTGCACCGTCATCGAGGGTGATACCCTTGTAGAAACGGGTCTGTGGGACCATGATCACTTCCATGCCGCTGTATTTCGTCACGCGTTTGTCAACGGCGTTTTCGTTGCCCAGGAAGCGGCTGACCTTGCCCTCAAGATAGCTCAAGCAGGTGTCGCTGATGTACAGGATACGCCCTTCAGCCGGTACTTCGTCTTTGTCTAATTCCAACTTTGCAGCATCCAGGGCGGCAATAATGCCATTGGCATCGAGAGTGCCAGGTGTCGCAGCATTGATGTTTGCGGTCGAGGCGTACTTGCTGAAGCGGTAAGCGTCCAGCTCAGGGGCAACTTTAGTGCGGATAAACTCTCCGGCCAGTGTTCCAAAGGCCATACCGAGAGTTTCCTCGTCATCCATGCGATCGATGACGAATGACCGACCGCGTTCAGTAGCCAGGGTCAAGGTTTCCCATGATCCTACAACTTGGCCGGCAGGATAACCACTTACGCGGTTGTATTTACCCAAACCAATGGGGTCGGTTTTGAAAACCTGCACCACGTTCGCACCGGCAAAGTTGACCGGTTTGATTTTCGCGTCCATGCGCGCAGTGAGGGAAGATGCTTTATAAATTTCATCCAAAATAGGTTGAAATTTCTGTGCCAAAGCAATAGATTGTGCCATTAGTTAGTCCTTTCAACTAAGTCCCGCTGCTTTCCGCGCAGCGGTCAATATGGGGTCTTTTTGGTTGCCAGACGACTTAGCCGGGTTCATTGCGCTCGCGCCGCCGCCCGCCAGGTACGGCTTCTCTTTCAGCAGCGCCACCAGCAGCGTTTCCGTGTTGGTAGGCGCGCCGTCGTCGCCGTATTCCAGCTCAGATCGGTTCAGCAGCTTATACGCCGCGTCCGGGTCGATGATGCCCAGCTTCGCCGCCTTCGCGGTAATATCGCTCTGTGTCATCAACGCCTTCTGCTTCTCAGCCGCGTCCGCCAGCTGTTTTTCCAGCTGCGCCGCGCGCTCCTGCGCCTTCTGCAATTCAGACATCTCAGCTTCTTTGGCTGCGTTTTTCGCCTGAACAAGCGCTTCAAGCTCGTCCATGCCCGCCAGCCCTTTCGCCCGCAATAACGCCTGAATCTCGCGTTCTGCCCGCGCTTTAATCATCCGGTTTACTTCATCCTGTGAAAACGTCTTCTTCTCAGCCCCGCCGGCGTTCGCGGTACCTTCCCCGCCCTGTTCGCTGGTCTGTCCGTTCTCTGTTACCTGTTTGGCTTGTTCTTCAGCCATGTGCTCATCTCCCCACCAGTTGACCGCCGGTGTCGCGTGTTTTGAATTGAACAAAAACGCCCGCTCCAAAGACCAGTTTCTTGGTCTCAAGAGCGGGACGCTTCTGCGTGCGGCTTTTATCCCCACCGACGGGCTGATTGTCTCAGGCGGTCGATGTGTTTATGTCAATACCAATATTAGCACAATATCTTTACTTTTGCAAGCTGTCTGCAAGTTTTGCCATCGCCATATATCGTTTTGCCTCTGCTTCACCCAGCAGCTCAACCAGACTGGCCTGTCTCACGCCTTCGCCCCATAACGCGCTGTATGTCTTCCGGCTCAATGCGTCAAACCCGAACTTGCCGTCTTTCCACGCCAGCCACTTTGATGGTCCCAAGATGGCGCGCTGTTCCTCCGCGCTCAAGCTCCGGAAGTACGCCTCTCCGCTCAACTTGCGGTTGGCATATGTTCGCTGCTGCTCCGGCGTAATGCCGTATTTCTTAGCCACATCCGCGAATGACGGACCAGCCTTCTCCACTCCAGAAAAGTCTACTCCGTATTCCGCGCCTAACTCTTCCCAGCTTTTTACAATTGCCGTGCTGGTGCAGCGGCAAGCCGGATGACTGCTCATTGTCTCCGTTATCGGGTGTTCGCTTCCGTGCAAGCTAAGGCACACCGGGCAGGTGTTTCCAGTCAGGGCTGCCTGCCAACGCCAACCCTTTATCACGTCCGCGTTCGCTTTATAGCTCTCCGCTGTCGCAATGCGCTGCGCCCGCATAACTTCCGTCCGCGAAATGGTCAGCGCGCGGTTCAGCTGCACACCCAACGCGTCCCGGATCAGCGGCGCAATCTTACGCGGGTTATACCCCAGCACAATCCCCTGCACCAGCGCGTCCTCTGCCGCTTTAGCGCCGTCCTCACGTATCTGGCGGAACAGCCTGTCCAGCGCCGAACCCTGCTGTGTAGCCCCGATCAGCGCTTCAATCGCGCCTTTGTGCAGAGTTTTGACGGCAAAGCGGCCCTGACCGTCATATTCCGCCCCAAGCGAGAGAATGGTCATATCGCGGCTGAACTGCAAGCTCTCGGCAATCACCCGCGCCTGCTGTGCGCTCACGCTTCCCTCCGCGTACTTGGCAAAGTGCGCCAGCTCTTTTGCTACCAATGCCTGCATCGAACTCAAACGCTGTTGCTGGTACAACCAGCCCAGCCCAACGTCCTGTCCCTGGGACTGCGCGCGTTCGTACTCCGTCTGCAGGCGCTCCAGTTTCTTTCGTATCCGCTTCCAGGAGTCGGCGTATACGCGTACCATCTGCGCGGCAGCCCGCCGCTCATTGCGCAGCAGCCGTTCCTGGAACTCCCCTACCGCGTCATAAATAGTTGGCATTAATCCAGCTCCAATTTAGGCTGCTCTTGCGCTTCTTTTATGCGCTTTTCTGCAATTTCAAGGTAGTCAGCCTCGCGCTCAATGCCGATGAAGTCGCGCCCTTCCAGCGCACAAGCGCAACCAGTAGTACCGCTGCCCATGAACGGATCAAGTACCACGCCCCCCGTTGGCGTTTTCGTAAGGCGCACAAGATAGCGCATCAGTGAGATGGGCTTAACAGTTGGATGATGGTTTTGCTTGTTTAGTTCCAGCCCCGCGTTGCGTTCTGCGCGTGAGGCTTTTGCGCAATAGAAAAAGCGGGAGGCTGAGCCGGAGTCACCGTAACCGATGTCAGGAGTTTGACCTGTAATACTATAACTGGAATTATTGTATGAGTCTTTACGCAATGTATTTCTGGCAATTCCTGCTTTGCACTGCGGGAACAGCCCCACAACCTCGTCCGAGCCAT